GTAGAGCAATAATTCTCACACCACCTGCTTTTGAAAGTGCATAAGGATCAACAGTAATGTCTAATCCACCATACATTCCAATTAACAAGTCAGCAAAGTTTCCAAAGTAGAAATCACCTGAAGTTACTTGATTACTTCTGATAACATTGTAGCCATTCATTCTTCCATCAGGCTCAACAACGAACTGACCAGAACCTGTGTCCTTGCTAGTTGTTTTCAATGTTCCATAGTCTGATGGCTTACAAATGTAAGACAATGAACCAGACAATGCATTATCAGCAGCAACAGCACTTTCCATAGCTACAATCTCAGCAAATGTTGGATTTGCAGCAACAAAAGTTGTTGTATTGATTCCAGAAGTAGCAGAAATACCAGTAGGTTGACCACTTGTTCCTGTACCAGCTAAAGCACCTAAATCAATTGCAAGAGCAATAGATTGTGTTAGGTCATCTCTGATTAAATTTTCAATATCTAATGAAGATTGTTGAAGCATTAATCTTGAAGCATCAGTGTGAGCACCGATAACTTTAGGAGACATAGTTACTGATCCTGAAGTGAATTCAGACTCAGCAGAATCTCCACCTTCAGTTGCAATCCAGCCAGCAGAAGCAGAAGCAGTTTTCTTAGGAATAACTACGTTGCCTTGTAATCCACGAAGCATTGTTGCACCAGCTTGCATTACAGAAGATGAGTTTCTTAGAACGTCTATGAAATCACCGCCTTTGTAATCTTCAGCGATAAGAGTAGAGTCATCACTTGTGTTCAGGTCTCTAGTCCAGTTACGAAGAACCTCAGCAGGAAGCATAATTCCTTGTGCTACTTTGCCATGTTCTCTTGCAGCTTGCTCTGAACATTCGAATTCGAATTCAGCAGCTCGCTGTGCATTTCTATCAGAAGGATTAGCAAGAGCGTTAATAGCTTTTACTAAACTAAATCTTCTAACTTCTTTTGGTGTTAATCCGATTTCTGAAGGAGTTTCTAAAGGAGTGTTGTTAGAAATATTTTCTAGCAAAATTCCTCTGAACTCTTCAACAGATACACCTTCTTGAATAGCCTTGTCAGCTAGGTCTCTTTTATTGTGCTTTACAGCAAGATCAATGATCTCTTTTGAATTTCTTTTGAATTCAGCTTTTGCTTCGTCAGCACTTTGAGCTCTAACTTCATCAAGGTTAATTTCATTTTTAACTTCTTCAGTCATTTTTGTTACCTTTATTTGAGTTTTAGTTTGTTTATCTTTAGAACGTCCAACGCCTACAAGTCTGGATTGATCAGCAGGAACGCTAACAGAAGAAACTTCCATTGGAGTCCAATTTGCTTTGTAATAATCCTCGCCATCACGTTGTATACGCTCCAGTTTATCTATTCTGTAGCCTACAGAGATATTCATGCGAATACCATCTTTGACATCTTCAAACACTTCACGAGCTAAGGCAGATTTACCAAATCTAACTACTGCAATTGTCCTTTTTGCAGTCTCATCAAGTTTGAATTCTTCAATTACACCTATTTGCTTGGTCATATCGTGATCAAGGAGCAGTGGTGCTCGCCCAGATGCTATAAACTCCATGTTTATATCACCTTCAGAATGTCCTAGCACTTCCATGCCAAAACTTCTTTCAACAGGTTCTTCAGAAG